CGCCCTTTCAGGCGTCTCTAGGTAAATTGTGGTCCCCCGCCACCTCTTATGAAGGCAGGTTCGGGCCCAGGTCCGATCTGAGAGCATGAGTTATTACCAACTTACAACAATGACAAAAATACAAAGAGATCAAAATAAATCATTCAAGCCAAAACGCCAAGACTACGAACTAATAGAACGTAGACTCTTGTCGCTAGGCGTTTTCATAAATACATTACTGTATCTACTAGAACTGACTCGTATAATCTCTCCAGCTCAAAAGACTGATATCCAACTTGTTTACCGCCTGTATACAAAATCACTCGTAACGAGTGTTAGGTATGAGGGGAAGAAAGGTGCAATAATCCTCTTCAAAGCCTTGTACAATATATCATGCCGTATTGCGATAAATACAACCTTTGAGCCTCTCGAGTTCCGTAAATCAAAAGATGGTATACCCAACTTGCTTATGCCTTTGGTTCCGTTACTACGAAGTGACGTATTAGTGTTAAAGAAAATAGGGTTAACCATTGCTAGACTATATCTAATTATAAGATTAGAGGCTAGACTAGATACATCCGCCATCACTAAGCCCCAGACAGAATGCCTGAAGGATAGTAAGGACAGTTTTACATCGTTTGTTCTTAGGTACTTAGACAACATAGGTTTCCCTGAACCGAGAGTTAGTTTTACTTTCGGCCAAAGGGCGGGTCCAAATGGACCGGCTGTAATTACAGCCCACTATGATGCCTGGGCACTTAAGGACAATGAAACGTTATATAAAGCGTGGTGTAGAGCTGCCGAGAAAACTAGGTCCCCTCTCCGTTCATCCTTCTTCCACATCCTGGAGTATCCTCTTAAAACTAAAAAAGTTGAAGAGTTATTACTGGGTAAACTAAGCTTTCTTCCAGAAAATGGGGGGAAGACGCGAATAATCGCGATAGTTGACTTTTGGACACAACAATTGTTGAAGCCAATCCATAATCAAATTATGGCAGTATTAAATAAGATCCCCATGGATGGGACAAAAGACCAAGCAGGAGCGTTTAAACGCGTTCTGTCTTGTTCGAAGGGAAAGAATACCTATTCATTCGATCTGAGTTCAGCCACTGATAGGTTCCCTCTTTATCTTCAAGTACCTGTTTTGCAGGCACTCTACGATAAGGAGTTCTCCGAACTGTGGAAGACTCTGTTGACCGAAAGGGACTTCTATACCAATAAGGAAAAGAAGGGAAGGAAAATTCGATGGGCTGTAGGTCAACCACTAGGATGTTATTCCTCGTGGGTTGTATTTACATTGGCTCACCATCTCGTGGTCCAGTACGCTGCTTATTGCGCGTATCCTCACAAAGCATTTAGGCTTTGGGACTTCCAAGATTATCAAATCTTGGGGGACGATATCGTAATTTGGGATGAATTAGTGGCCTCTTTTTATAAAAGATTCATGGATGATCATGGAGTTGATATCAATCTCCAAAAATCATTCACTTCCAATAATAACACATCCTTCGGGGAGTTCTGCAAAAGAATATTCCGCGAAGGTGTCGACCTATCTCCATTGTCCCCAGTTCAGTTAGAATCAGCTAAGAAATGTATTTACTACATTCCCGCACTTCTTCGTGATCTGGTAGACAAATGGCAGGTTCCCACAATCCTAGTCGAGCTTTATGCATCTAAGTTATTTGCTTCCAATAAAAAGGGGCAGAAGCTTATTGAGATCCTTATGGGGTTCACTTCACTTATGAAAGGAGAAATTACACATCCTTTCTGCTGTTTGGGATTATCCCTTACAGATCTTATTAAAGAATTGAAGGCTTTTACCCTGGCTCAATATGTAAAACTCATCCTTGGAAAACGTGGAAGGAAGAAAATATCTCTTAGTTATAGCACCCTTTCGGGTTCACTAAACCTTGGAAACGTCCTACTCCCATATTTCAAAGATTGGGGGATAGAGGTCTCGACCTCTCTACTTCTTGTACCTCGTAACTTCGATAGTGAAGACCCACATCCAATTGTGTTGGCTTATGTCGCGTCACGTGACGCAGGTATTGAACAACACCAGACAGAAGTTCATAATGATGATATGTGGTTGGAATCTGATTCAATCGAAACACAAGAGCCTCCAAAGGATGAATTTAAAACCTCTATTGACTTGATTAAAAGTACAAAGAGTTCCTTTGAGATTGACCTTGCATCCTATTTCACCGATGCCAAAGACAGGCAGACAAACAAGAAGCAATTGTCAGCCTTTGCTATCACCTACTACAACATTCTGCTTGGGAAGACAAAATCTCCTACGCAGGGTGGTACGACAGTCACAAATCAGGTGGGAAAACCCTGAAGCTACTTATTACAGTA